GGAAGCCTGGCGGCAAGTTGAAAGCGAGATGCCTTTTGGGCTGCGCAGGTACAGCGACTTTGCGGCTTTCGAGCGGGCGAAGAAAAAGGAAAGCGACGGGAGTTTATCTGAAACGGTTTACTTGCGGCGCTGATACCTTTTGTACCTTTTGTACCTTTTTTATCCATATGGTTGTCTGCTAGTTTTTTAAACTTACTTTGTGATATGGAAACGATAATCTGCCAAACATGTAAAGAGGAAAAGGCGATAAGCGACATTCGTTGTAAGGGAACGGGTGTGCATCCAGCGCTTTGCGTGGTGTGTTTCCGTAAAAAAAAGAGTACATATATGAAGGAATATTACCGGAGGCCAGAAGTAAATAAGGTAAGGAAGGAATATGAAAAATCTTATTTGCAAATACCATCAGTTAATAAACGAAAGAGAGTGTATGCAAAAGAATATAGAGAAACTGCCGAGGCGAAAGAGCATAGAGCAGAGTGGAGGAAAGAGTATACTAAACGGCCTGGTGTGCTGGATGTAATAAGGGGATACGCAAGGAAGTCTTATAATAAGCCAGAGGTAAAAGAAAGGAAAAAGGAGTACCAGAAGAGGCCAGAGGTAAAAGAAAGAAAAAGAGGGTACGAGAAGAGTCCAGAGGCAAAGGATCGAATGAAGCTTATTAATCGCCGCGACATAGAGATTGCCTGTGATCGGTACGTAAAGTGTCTTATTCGCCAAAGAACAGGCCGTATATTAAGCGCAAAAGAAATTCCAAAGGAACTGATTGAGACACAAAGACAGTCACTAATACTAAAACGCACAATAAAACAAAAAAAACAACAAGATGAGCAACACACAACAACCGACATTTGACCTTAAAACAGATGCAGACCTTTCTAAGTTTTTGCTTGGTGCAATCCGAGATGTTCGCAAAAACGAATTGGATGTGGACAGGGCTACTGTGATAAGCCAGCTTGCAGACAAGTACACCAAAAATGAAATAATGCGTTGCGTAAAAGCAAAGCTGCTCGACAAAGTAGATTCTCTTGATCTTAGTGCTGAGATAAACAAGCAGTTAATGCAAAAGACGTGACGTTGGTTTATTACAGTATAGGCTACGCCGAATATTGCCGTTAGTCACATGGTTTGGCGCGGTATTCCGTGATTTTTGTGCTGAATAAGCACAATGTCAATCGCCACCGCAATAAAACGGCTGTTCTTTGTTCAGGAAGAACGAAGCAGCATACAAAACCCTCCCGAGTGGCTCTATTCGCTGCTAGGGGGCGCTAAAACAGCGGCGGGCGTAAACATCAATTCTGAAACCGCCCTTGCCCATTCGGCGGTTTACGCCTGTTCAAAAGTCCTTTCTGAATCAGTAGCATCATTGCCCCTGGAGCTTTTTATGTCCACCGGGCAAGAAACCAGGGCTTTGACATCAGACCCGCGCTACACGCTCGTTAATTCCGAGCCTTCCCAGCTTTACACTTCATTCGATTTTCGGGCAGTTGCAATGATGCACCTGTGCTTATACGGCAATTTCTACGCCGACATTTTGCGCGATGGCAACAAGCGCGCCGGGGAACTAAGGGTGATCGACCCGCGCAACGTGACCCCTGAGCTTGACCCTAATGGCGAACTTTGGTATAAAATAAACCAGCGCAGCATGCCCGTGCGCCCGCGCGACATCCTGCATATCAAGGGGCTTTCTACCGACGGTATTTGTGGGCGTTCGCCAATCCAGGTTTTCAAGGAAACTATTGGCCTGGGCATTGCCACAACCGAAACACAGGGCAGCCTATGGAAAAACGGGATGCTGACAATGGGGTATTTGAAGCACCCAGCCAAAATGACCACAGAGCAGGTCGCCGACATCAAAGAGAATTTTAAGATCAACCACGCCGGGCGCTCAAACGCTGGCAAAATGCCCGTGCTGCAAGGTGGCATGGAATACGTGCCTTTGACGCTCAAGCCTTCGGACGCGATGTTCATTGAGACGGCCAAACTGAGCCTTCAGGACATCTGCCGAATTTACCGGGTGCCGCCCCATATGGTGGGCGACCTGGAAAGGTCTACAAATAACAACATCGAACACCAGTCCCTTGAATTTGTCCGGGACACGCTTCGCCCTATCCTAAAAAATTGGGAGCAGGAACTAAACCGCAAGCTGCTTTTCGACAATGAAAAAGCGGCCAAGTTTTTCCGCTTCAATGTCGATGCCCTTTTGCGTGGCGACACCAAAAGCAGGGGAGAATATTTCACCCGTGCCCTTGGCAGCGTGTCAAGCCCGGCATGGATGACCCCGAACGAAGTCCGCCTGATGGAAAACATGAACCCGTTTGACGGAGGCGACACCCTTTACAGCCCAACTATGAACAATTCAGCAGACGCGGCACCAAATGCCGACGATGCGCAAAATATGCAAGACGATGGAACACCAGCAGCTTCCAAATAACGGAATAGAACACCGCTTTGCCGCCGCAGACTTTGAGGTGCGGCAGGAAGGCGAACAAACCAGGTTCAGGGGCTATGCCCTGCGCTTTGGCGTGACATACGACATGGGCTGGTTTACGGAAGAAGTTGACAAAAACGCGCTGTCAAATTCAGATTTGGCCGATGTGCGCATTTTGTTGAACCACGACCCAAACCAGATCCTTGGCCGGACAACGGCAAAAACCGCTATTGTCGGAGTTGATGACATTGGGCTGTGGTACGATTTTACGCCACCTGAAAGCCCGAACGGCGAAAATGCCAGAGTGGCGATCAGCCGTGGGGACATCACCCAAAGCTCCTGGGGCTTCCGCCTTCGCCAAGATGCCACAGGGCGCCGCACGGGCGACAGGTGGGAAATGCGCAACGGCAAAGAACACAGGATTTTGACCGACGTGTCCGAAGTGCTGGACGCTTCACCTGTCACGTTCCCGGCAAACCCTGATACTTCGATAGCAAAAAGATGCCGCGATGCCGCTTTGGACGTTGCACCGCCAGATCAAGCACCCCCACCACAACCAGACCCAGGCATAACAGAAACACTTAACAGGCTGACCCGCGCGCTAGACCGGAAGTTGGCAATTCAAACTAAACACAAATAAACATGGTAACTGGAATCCAGCAAGTGTATGACGAGCGCGCAAAGCTTGTTACACAAATGCAAGAAATCACCACCACGGCTGCAAAAGAAGGCCGGGCAATGACCACCGACGAAGTGGCAAAGTGGGAAAAAATCGAAGCCGACGAGGCATTGCTTTCTCGCACCATTGACGCGCACGAAAAAACCGAAAAGCTGGTAGCCGAACGCGCCGCCGTAAAATTCGAGAATGGCGGGAACCGCGACGCTGCGGGGCGCGAATGGGTAAGCTCCTCAACGGAAGATCGTGGCAAAACAAAAGCCTACCAGGAAACATACAGCCAGTATATCCGGTACGGCATGGGCAGCTTGACATCTGAGCAGCGCTCTTTGCTCCAAACCCGTGGCACAAACACGCAGGTTGTTGGCACAGATTCGCTTGGTGGCTACCTTGTCCCTGACACTTGGCAGCCAGAGATCGAAAAGGCGATGTTGTCCTATTCTGGCATCATGCAGGCGGCGCGCATCCTTCGCACCGCCGGGGGCAACACCATCTATTGGCCTACAGAAGACGACACCGCAACCTCCGCTGTAAAAACCGCTGAGGCCGCCGCCGTCACCGTTGCCGACTTGACTTTTGCCCAAAAGCAGCTCGACGCTTACAAATACACCTCAATGATTAAAGTCTCTGAGGAGCTTTTGCAAGATTCGGCATACGACATCCTGACGGAAGTTACTGGCGCATTTGCGCCGCGCTTTGGCCGTGTTATGAACACAGATTGCACCACAGGCGACGGCTCCGGCGACCCCAACGGCGTTGTCACGGCCACATCTGCGGGCAAAACCACGGCATCTGCTACCGCCATCACGTTCGCTGAGGTCATCGACCTGAAGCACTCCATTGACCCTGCATACCGCAACGCGCCGGAAACTTTCGGATTCATGTTCCACGACACGGTTTTGGCGTACCTGAAAAAGCTGTCAATCGGTTCGAGCGATGCCCGCCCATTGTGGCAGCCATCCTACCGTGAAGGGCAGCCAGATACCATCGACGGCACCAAGTACTGGATCAACCAGGCGATGGACAGCTCTATCAACGCAAGCTCCAAATTGATTCTTTGCGGCGATTTCAAAAAGTACATCATCCGTATCTCGCAGGACATGACGGTCACTCGCCTGAATGAGCTGTATGCAGAAAACGGCCTTGTTGGCTTCCGTGGCGTTATGCGCTTTGACGGTGAGCTTATCAACACCGGCGCAATCAAGCACTTAATCACCGCCGCATCGTAATGGCCGATACAATTGAAATACAAGTCCTTGACTCCTGCGTAGGAACCGATTTTGTGTATGCAAAAGGCGGGATATACCATGCGCCAGTAGAAAGGGCAAAAGACTTGATCCGGGGCGGTTTGGCCGTCCCGGTCAAAATCGATGCAGAACGCCGTGAACAGACAGTAAACGAACAGCGAGAAATAGGCGCAAAAGGCAAAAAATGATCGCACCTACTTTCACAAGCCTGGATATATCAAACGCTATCACGATGCCCGTCACATTGACCGAGGCAAAGCGGCAGCTAACGCTTGATGAAATTACAGAGGATGATGATCATGTTAGAACGCTTATTTATGCTGTTAG